GGGAATTAACTTAATGGAAGTTTAGGTTTTTTATCCTGTGGAGACTTTGTTTCTTCTTTTTTGTCTATCAACAGTGAGTTATCAGATACTATCGTATTGATTCTTTCGTTCAATTCATCTTCAGATAGATCTTCTATCTTACCAGTTCTAATAATTTTTTGTTCAATATATAATCCACCCACAGCACCGCGTGCTTTCTCTGCGTTTGTTGCTGCAGAAAATGATTTAGATTTTAATGCTTCATCTCTGATTTTAGCTAACTCTGTTAAGTGACCACCAAAAGATATGTTGTGTTTTTTGTAATTCTCTTCTCGTAGTTCACCAATGTGTTTAACCACAAGAGGATAGTATTTTGGGTTTTGTAGTTCACTTGCTTTTTTACGAAGTGTTGCATTGTCCCCTTCATATCCTGCTTCCTTTGCACATTCATAGGCAAACTTATGGCCCTCGTTGAATACCAATAGCTCTGCAAACTTACGTTGCATAGGTGTGAGTCTAGCTGGTAATCCTGGCTTCTTCTGTTGTAATTCTGACATGATTGACAATATAACCATAATATCTTATAAAATCAACATATGAAAGATGACAGAGGAAAGTTAGATTTAACTAGACAAATCGAAGACTTAACAAAACAAAAAGAATTCCTACAATCTAAATGTAGGCAAGCTGGAGAACAGATCAAAGAGCTTAAAAGAGATAATTCTTTGTTGGCTATGGACGTTGCTACGCTTACAAACAGATTAAGAGATGCAGGACTTTAATGCTAAAAGGTAGAGATTTAATCATGATCTTCGATAGATTCGTAGGTCCAAAGAAAGGGAGCTCGGTAGCTCAAGATGCAAGGGTACAAGTTAAAACACCTGACGGAAGATTTTATGATGTCCAAGGAATTAATTTAGTTGAAAATAAAATTATTGGTGCTAGAGAAACACACCGGATAGTGATTTCAACTCATGAAGAAGTAGCGAAAATGGGCTCACCAATTAAGCTTTTGTAAGCATCTGTTACCGTCATTATTTTGATGAAACCTGAAACAAAATTATGGCATGAGCTTAAAAGAATTACACCTAAAATATCGTGGACACGGATTGAAAATAGTAGCTTATTCGGCACTCCTGATCTATTGGGTTATAATGCTTTTGGGCACTTTTTTACAGTAGAGTTAAAGGTAACATCCGGTAACAAAATCCGTTTTTCCCCACATCAAATTGCGTTCCATGTGAAGCATCCCAAGAACACTTTTATACTTGCCAAAGAGCCCAGTCAGGGCTCTTGCAAATTGTTTCCAGGTGCCTGTATCTTGGATCTAGTACAGGAAGGATACAAGATGCCTGCTGCTTGTGACTCGGAGCTTGTAGCTTGTGGCTTATATTTATCTAATCTTCAGTAGCTTGTGGCTTGTTGCTTGTAGCTTGTGACTTATGCTTGTTGCTTGATGCTTGTGACTTTGGGCTTGTGGCTTTTTCTGATAGGCCCGGACCAGGGCGCACGCTTGTTGCTTCCGTCGAAGCTTCGTCGCTAATGGCCTGATCCGATTTATTACGCTTGCGTAATTCTTTATAATATTTTGGATGCCTCCACATGTCAATGTTTCCCGTAACTGACGTTGCTGTAGTCTCTATTCCAGCATTGTCTACAGTCCCTGCACTCGTTGCCTTGAGAAGCAGCGGGGCAGGTATGATAACCTTGATCAATTACTGTAGAAGTCCAGGGCCAGCTCTTCACGGGTCCCTGGTTTATCATATGCGAGGACATACGAATAATTAAATTTGATGGCACGTCTGCAGGTGAGATGTGCTTCAGGATCTGCGCCTCACGTGTTGGCAGCCAGTGCCTGGTCTCAGGTGTCAACCTGCACACTTCGAATATTTTGTTTAAATGGTCCAAGCTCTGAAGGTCTCCGCTGTCATGCCATCTAAACCAGGGCTGCTTGTCGATTAGTACAACCATTGCTTGCACCCACTGCGGGTGGTCCAGGCTGTCCATCCTTCGCTGCAACGCGTCTTTAACATTCTTGAATCTATATCTGCCCTTCATAGCGTAACAGCCAGCACAGACAGAGCCCGCGACTGCCTGAAGCTTAACGCCAGTTTTACATCTCCAGGCTGGCAGGTTGTATGCGTGGCCTGGCATCTTTGATGGCTTCGACAGCCCGCCGGTTATTATTTTTGCTTCTTTCTTGTTCATATATTCCTCGCTTTCTAATTCCTATATAATCTTATACTGTGCAATTGTCAAGGGCTTGTTGCTTGACGCTTGCGGCTTGTAGCTTGTGGCTTGTAGCTTGACGCTTATTCTTGCAGCGCGCACAGTAACAGCCCGGGTGATATTCGTATCTTTCAATCATTAAATGCTTCTCTGATTCCGTCTGCAATGTCTCCGGCGTAACGATGCTCTACAGCATATGCTTCTCCCATCTTTATGCACTCCGGGTCCACGTTATCATCCCACCAGGCCTGAGCTGCTTCTGTTAATGGTTCAAATAAAACAATTGATCCATGACCAACTATTCTCCATGCATTATTATAAATCATAATTATTCCTTTCTAGATTCATCCTACAATATCTTATACCAGCTGTCAAGCTTGAAGCTTGTAGCTTGTAGCTTGTAGCTTGTAGCTTGTAGCTTGTAGCTTTTTATTTTTTTTACTGATCCCAGGTCCTCTTCCCATCGACATTGTCCCCCGGGTTTTGCCAACAGTAATAGGACCAGGGATCAGTACTAGTGGCTAATAGGCGGGCCTTTCAGTATGCATCCCTACCGGACCATAACAGCAAGTTATCGCGACCTAGAATATAGCCCATCGAAATAGGCGCCTACCTAGTTCTGATCCCAGAACCCTGTTAGGTACTCTCACTGACATCTAGTACCCCTAAAGCCAGATGTATTTGCACAGGGTTCAGGGATCAGGCCGGACCTATGGCTCTAATTCCAAAGTAGTCCAGCTTTAATCCTACCATCTTTTGCCGGTGATGGTCCCGTTAGGATTTATAGTTTTGTTTCAGCGATAAATCCTCAAATGAGGCTGAACTTTATATATAAGATATTATAGGATAATAGTCAAGCATTATTTTTATTTTTTTTATTTTTTTTCGCTTGACATATATTACCATATAATATAGGATTAGGGTAGAAAGCGAGGCACAAATGATGTACTTAATAATGCGAGAAACAAAATACAATCATACAACAAATGCTTATGATGTTATTGATTGTACAGAAGATCATACAAAAGCAGTTGAAAAATTGCAAGGGTATGTTTTAATTAATGACAGAAAGGATAGGACTTATTCTATTTTAAAATATGAAAGTCCCCTAGTCTTAACGAAAGAAATGGAGGTCTAATGACTAGAATAAGATTAAATCAAGAGTATCGAAATAAAATTGCAAATAGAATTAAAGTACACTTGCAACAAGAAGATACTCACGAAAAGCAAACTTACGACAATTTAAAAGGCGACCAAATTCAGTTGAATGATGACGCTTGGAATATGGCACAAAAAATTGTTCGTAGAACATACACCGAAGATGATGTTGCAAAGGCATGGTATCTTCAGAATAAGTTTGAGAATGTTGATACTATCGCAAAGGATAGTTGCTTTCATTTTCATTATCTTGGTAAGAAAGAAACAAGGGACTATGACAACAATCCACAAATTGAGGACGCAACAATAGAAAGACATTTTGATTTTAGATTAAATGGTTCTATTGATACTGATAATAACTATTCATCTTCAAGGGATTATGCTTATGGCTATGCTTTGTATCGTGATGAAATCAATGCACAAGAAAATTGCAACGCAGATATTTTGATTGAACAAGAGGGCAAGGACAACAACCCACACAAAACAAAATATGTTGATAATAACAATCGTTATCTTGGTAATGATGATAGTGGCTATGGCAAACAATGGAATGAAAAGTATCAATTAGATTTAATTGGTAGAAACTATTGTAGAGATAGGTCTATTGCATGTTCCGAAGATGAATTCATGTTCTTAATGGATTGGAAAAGACAAAAAGGTCTTTTTGTTAGAGCGCATGAAAATTGGATTAAGTCTATTTTAAATCAGATGAAAGAAATCAAACTTGGTTTGAAAGGTTATAAATATCTTGATGAGGCAATAGAACTTTGCAACGAACTTGGTCTTGCAATTACTGACGCAGAAATTGTTAGAACTAACTCAACAGGATTAACTATCTACAATCCAAAAAATCTTGCAGATAGAGTTAAGAGTATGAAGAATAAAAGAGAGAAAACAAGAGAGGAAAAAATAGCAGAAAGACTGCTTTATGAACAACAAAATCAAGCAGTAAATTAACACTTGACACCCTATCCTATATAGTATAGGATAGGGACAGAAAGCGAGGAAAGTATGAACAACAATAAAACTTTTTATATTACTTATTGGGCAAGTAAGCATAAAAAACACATAACAAGACAAGGCAAACATGACGAAAAAAGCAGATATGGAGTTTCTAAAAATGGAACACCTTATTATGTTTATTATGATTTAGACGCACATGGATATAGAACTGCGACTACATCTTGGAAAGTGAGGCACTAATGAGATTATTTTTCTTATTGTTTGGATTTGTTCTATTAAACTTAGGACCAATCTTAGCTTATAGATTTGATTTTACTTTAGGTGTTTTAGTAATGGCATTCGGTCTGTTTTCTTTTTGGGCAATGTTGCCAGATAATAGAGGTCGACATGACTTATAATTGGTGCCATGGTCCAAGTTGCCATGAAAGAGCAACACTAGATAGGATAAGAGGTAGCAAAGGTAATAAAGTATTGAGGACCAAAAGAATTGCATTAACTAAATGGAATGAGAACAATGTCTGGTCCCATTTTTGTAGTCAAGGTTGTTGGAATGACTTTATGAATAAACATTGGATTCAAGCCATTGCACTAGAGCCAAGACGAGAGCCACTAACAACACCTATCAAGGACCCCACAAAAGATAATAGTAGATATTATAATATGTGGAATATTGAAAAGAAAGTAGTTGACAATGCTTGACTTATCCTATATGATCCCAGAAGAAAGCGAGGAAAGTATGATTATAAAATACAATAACAAAGACTACACAATACCAGAACCATTTACTAAATGTTTCTTTGGTGCTGAACCTACAAGAGAACTAACAATACATAATAGGTTTAGTGATGAAACATTTCAGCAGTCGTGTAAGTTGCCAAGCTTTGCAGTTGCTATCTATGATACGATCATAGGTGCTGAGGCAAGTGAGGATTATAAACTTATGCAAAAGGGAATTACTTGGTTCCAAAAAAATTTCCCTAAGCAGTACATGACATTATTAGATTAACTCCTTAACATACATACCGAGTCGCTTCGCGACTCGGTCCACGTTGCTAGTAGCTTGGTACTTATTTATTATATTAATAGAGGTACCAGACCCAATCCTAAAAAAGTAAATTAGTTATTTAGTAAAACCCTTTTTGTAGAAAGGGGTCCCACAACTTACACTAGAATTGCTTGATTTAGACAGTTAATCCTGGTAAAAAACGTTTTGGTACCATAAGAATCCTTATGCAAAATATTATAAAAAAAATTTTAAAAGAAAAAGATATAGATAATTTAGCCCCTGAAACTAGACGTGAACTAAAAAGATATTTAGTGCAGCTAGATAAAAAACAAAAAAATACTAAAATTAGAACTGACTTCATGACGTTTGTAAAACACATGTGGCCAGATTTTATTGAGGGTGAACATCACAGAACCATTGCAGAAAAATTTAATAAATTACGAACGGGTGAACTAACAAGATTAATTGTGAATATGCCACCGAGGCATACCAAATCTGAGTTTGCATCTTTTTTATTACCTGCGTGGATGATTGGTGATGATCCAAAATTAAAAATTATTCAAGCAACTCACACAGCAGAACTTGCTGTAAGATTTGGTCGTAAGGCAAAGCACCTTATGGATAGTGAAGAGTACAAAGAAGTATTTACTACTAGACTTATGGAAGACAGCAAAGCCGCTGGTCGCTGGGAAACAGAACAAGGCGGCGAGTACTTTGCAGTTGGTGTTGAAGGTGCTGTGACAGGACGGGGTGCTGACCTATTAATTATTGACGACCCGCACTCTGAACAAGACGCTATGTCTAGAAAAGCATTAGACCGAGCTTATGAATGGTACACTGCAGGTCCACGACAACGTCTACAACCAGGTGGTCGTATTGTATTGGTTATGACACGTTGGAACAAAGCAGACTTAACAGGTATGTTGCAAGCAGCACAGAAAGAACCTAAAGCTGACCAGTGGT